TGGCAATCTATTTATCCAAGTCAATCAGAAGGAGATTTGGCGTTTTTGAATTATGTGGCATTTGAAACGGACAACAAGGAACAAGTTGCGCGAATTTATTTCAACTCGCCGCTGTTCCAGAAATCACCGAAGAGAAAACGCAAAGCTAGACCCGATTATTTGTTTCATGAAAAATATGGACTGATCACTAAGGCTTTTGATCAAAAGAATTACTTCCCTGAATTAGAAGCGATGGTTAAGGCTCATGTTGACGCTAAGGTTAATGAACAAATCGCAACGCCAATAATGAAAGATTTTGACATTAAAGATTCAATCCGCGAATCGCTTCCTCAATTCATCAAAGAACCGCTGAACGAATTTTCCTTCAATGAACTTCCCCCCGGACTATTGGGCGATATTGCAATTTTCATTTATCAAAATGCAGTTCGCCCCGTTAAAGAAATTGCAATCGCCGGGGCTATTGCATATCTTGCTGGAATTGCCGGTAAAGCTTACAACATTTCGCGAACAGGCTTAAATCATTACATCGCTATATTGGCCCCAACGGCGGGCGGCAAGGAAGGCGCTGCCAGTGGAATGGAAATGCTAACCAATGCAGTTCTTGAACTGTTGCCCGCTTTCGAACAATTCATCGGACCCGCTGAAATCGCAAGCCCGCAAGCTTTAATCAAACATCTTTCCGTTTCTTCTCCATGCTTCTATTCGCACAAAGGCGAAATTGGATTTTGGATGCAAAAGTTAACATCGAAGTATGCGAAGGCTAACGAAACAGCACTTCGCGGTTTGCTGTTGGATTTGTATACCAAATCAGGTTATGGACAGGTGGTTAGAGGATCAATCTATTCTGACAAAACAAAAGACGTTCATGCAATTAAGGCTCCATCTTTCACTTTGATTGGCGACGCAACCCCGGATACATTCTATCGGGCATTGGATGAAGAGAACATTGAGGAAGGTTTGGTTGCGCGATTTACAGTTGTTGAAGCTTTGGGCGAGCGTGTTCCCCATAACGAATTGCATGGGCAAATCAAACCAGAAAAGAAAATGGTTCACATGATCGCCGGGATCGCAAGGCGGGCGCTACAGCTTGCACAGATGAACAACGTAATCAACATTGATGAAACATCAGAAGCACATAAAGAACACATGCGGTTTTCAGAACAGTGTTACGAAATTACTTTGAAGAACAGGGAATCAGCCGAAGGCAAATTATATTCGCGGGCGCATCTTCGCCTGTTGCGGCTCGCCGGGTTGATTGCTGTAGGCATTAATCCGGATAATCCAGTTGTAACGCTTGAATGTGTTCAATGGGCCAAGAAATTTATTGTGTATGGAATTTCTTGTGTTGTTACAAGATTTGAAACCGGGCGAGTTGGGGATATTAACTATTCAATCGAACAGCGCATGTCAATCATGAATGTTTTGAAGCGCTATTTGAAAGAAGGATACAAACCGACATATTACAAGTCTTACCAAATCGACGAAGCGATGTATAACGCCAAGATCACAACCAATAAGTACATTCAAGCAAATGTAATTCATCATTCAGCGTTTCGGAAAGATCACCATTCTAATCAAGCGTTCAAACAAATGATTCAAGAGTACGTTGACAATGGGATTCTTGAACGCATTGATCTTTCTCGAATCAAGGATTCGCCAAGGCGCGGAATTGCATATTACGTTAGGGATGTGTTCTGAAGATATACAATTGGGATTTACGTACTTGACTCCCGTTTCCTTGATTCCGCATCACTTAGCCTCTTTGTGGATTTCTTTCGTTCCTTTGGCGGTTTGACCTTCGATTCGGGTCTGTAAGCAAGTACCACATCGACCATTTTGTCGAGGATTTTAGGTGGCTTCATTGGATCAACCTCGCGTAGGTCAGACGCTTGCCGTCAACCGCTTTGATGAAGCTGTCGAGCCGGTCCAGCGTGTGAATCTTCACATCCCCTTCATTCAGGCGGAAGGTGAATTCGTCAACGTAGCGATGCAGATGCTTGGGGCTGGCATGGTGGTAGACGCCGTACATGCCGCGCTTCATCACCGCCGCAAGCCTCACAAAGACGGTGAAGCATGAACCATACCGATTTCTGTTGAACACCGATTTCTTTGGCGATCTGCATGGAAGAGATGCCCTTGCGGGCCGTGACGAGCAGGTACATGACATACAGCCACTTATGGAGCGGGATGTGCGACCGCTCGAAGATGGTTCCTGTACGAATCGTGAAGTCAAGTTGGCATTTGTTGCAACGATGGAAACCAGCCTTGCGTGGCGTGATGCGGTCCTGACCGGCGCAGGTTGGGCAGGTGACGCCCTTGGGCCAGAGACGGCTTTCGAGGTAGACTCGCGCCGTTTCCTCATCGGGAAACATCTGGAACAGCTTGAAGGTGCTGATAGTCGATCTGCTCATGGTGAGGGGCTTTCTGGCGGGTTACGTACCGCCCGAGGTTACCAACCTCACGCTCCACTTACCGTGGATGCGGCGCGGCGGAGGTTAGGCTAGGCTCGAAATCGTCCTCATCTTCGGCAACGAGCTGGCCGGTCATTGATTGAGATTCGTGGTCACGGTCCCGAAGGTAATCTGCCTCATCCATGAGGAAATCAACACGAGCGCGGGGAGCGGGCGGCTTGATGCGCCGCCCAAACTCCGTTCGCAATAAATCATCGGGGATGGTGGAAAGATCCCATTGAGAGCGGTAAGCGTTCGCCTTCTTCATGAGATCACCATTGGAGAGCGAAGCCGATTAAAAAGCCAGCCAAACTCAAGACAACGACAATCTTCCAATTCCAATTGCCTAACCGATCCATATTCAACCCCTCCACTCGAAGTTACGGTTCTTTGTTCGGCCATTTTGTACCGCAGTTACGACAAGGCTTTCGGCGCTCTCTTGCATTCATAGCAAGTCCGCAAACATTACAGAATTCAATTTTTTCATTGGTGGCTTGCGGCCCCTTAGCGCGGTTCCGGCGGCCATGCTCGCTCGCCCAGGCATCATCGGGGATGGTGGACAAGTCCCAACCGGGCGAGTATTTCATCGGGAGGCTTTCTGGCGGGTTACGTACCGCCCGAGGCTATTCTCGAAATGGAGATTTATGCCTAACATTCGTAGTTGTGGGTATGCGGCATACTTGCGGCCAAGTATGCAAAGTCCGGCACTCCAACCTTCGGACTCATACGGTTTGCCATGCTTTGAATGTGCCCGTCAACAATGCCCTCCCAATCGGGATACACTGCGATGCGCAACTGAGCGATAGATGGGGCTGTATCTTTCTCGTCGATCCTCAGATATTCCTCATAGTTGCTCATCCCTGCCAGCATGACGAGAAAATCCTGCTTCAGTCTTAGTCGTGTTCTCTGTTGTTCAGTCATTTTTCATTCTCCATGAGGCTGGTAGCCTCTGATGTTTCTAAGGTAGTTGATTCCCTCACGAAAGTCAAGAGGTATTTTGTGGAAATCTCAAATAAAGGGAGTCAAAGACATAATTCCCAAAATTTAGGTTACATTTGTAATGTAGAACGTAACCTAAAAGTGTTACTAAATCCTTTCACTCCAAATTTTATCACATTTCGGGCATTGAAATTGATAATAACGCCCATATTGGAACACCGGAATCCAATAGCCTTGGTGAAGCAACCAACACTTGAAGTCTTCAAACAAGCTTTTCATTTCCTCTTGCCTTTCTTTTCGTTGCGGCGTTGTTGCGCTTGCTGTAATTTGATCGCATCACCAAGCCTGATTTCTTTAATGATTTTTTGAATGAGCGCAGCGGCTTGATATTGCGATTGCATGTATGGCTGTGGAACGTTTGTAATCACGATATACGCTCCAATCCGTTCAAGTTTTGGGATCGATGGATTACTCATTCTGTTTGACTCCAATCAATTGCATCCGCATCTTCTTTAGTATTACCAAACGGGCGATTAGAAATATTTGGCGTACTTATTTCAACAATGTGTTGATGGATTAACGGCATGAATTGCGCCATTGGAATCAAATTGGATTCAGTTGCACAACTTGGACAACGAATTGCCGAATCAATGAAGCATTGACAGTTTTCGCACCAATAAGCTTCATCCAAATGAATGTGTATCATTTCGCTTCCTCCGCTCTGCGTCTGTTCTTGATCGCAACTTCAGCTTGAATCTTCTTTTGCAATTGTAATCTTTTTGGTAATGCTTTCCAAATTGCTTCAGTCAATCCGTAGAATTCCAAGATTACAGGAAGGGGTTGATGAACAGCATTTCCGCGAAGCTTGCGCGGGTCGCCTTCATTGTATTGCAAATCAATCAAGGTTGCATCGATTTGCTCTTGGGTTGCGAGCATTTCAGCAAGATAAGCGTTGGGGTCTTTTGCTTCAGCCTTCTGGAGTCTATAGCCTTCCAGCTTTTCGCGCAACCAAACAAGCTTATCGAATGCAGCGCTTTTGCGTTGAACTGGTTTCGGCTCTGGATTATGCCAGATGGTCAACGATCCATCTTTGTTCTTGTGGCATTGTAGGTAAATGCTGAATTGAGTATTAAGCCTTGAAACTGTTATACGAGTCCAACCTTCGCCCCAAGCTTCCAACATATCTTTTGAAATAATTATGTGATAGGTTGGCGACATTTTGTGCAATTGCAACGCAACGAATTGTGTTGAGCGGGGGATATTCATTTTGGAAGCCTTTCTTCAGCAACTTTACCATAGAAACGTTGACTATAAACCATGTAAAGCTGGCTTGTCAAGATGCCAAAATTACTACGCGGTCAAAGCTACGGCCACAACAACTTAGCGGCTGTACAACGCCTTACGGGTATGGTTTGAAGGGGGGGTGGGGTAAAGAGGAAAAAGGCTGTATGGACCCATAATGTTTGATTATAAAGGTGTAAAGGGGCATTGTAATAGCTTTGTACAGTCCTGTCAAGTAAACTTGACATTGCAATACTGGCCTATTGCAAACATGGGTTACGGTATAAAAATCAATCACTTACGCTCTGTTACACTATTTCCTCTATATTCTCACTCAATCTACTTACTTACTACATATATGTATATTATATTGATTCTATTACATTTCCATACCAGACCGCGTTGTAAAATTCGCAGATCGCCGCGAGCGGCTCAAATATTGTAGGAATACTGCTTGACAATCTTAATTGAAATTGTTATTCTGTTCTTGGTTGAAGGGGAATAGACAATGACAGTTAAAGAAATGGTAAAAAGATTCGATGCTTACAATGCCGAAGTCTTAGCTTTTACGTTCGGCGAATGGCTCAATATGTCTTGGGCCGAACGTGACGCCCACCAGGCCGAAATAGACTCCCGCCACAATTACAAACACGGATGGATCATTGTTGACGGCGAATCATTTAATCAACAGGATGCTTATCCAGACCGCCTGTTTGTTAATTCTTGGGATTGAAATAGCATAACCCAAACGTTGTATTGTGTAAACCAAAGTTTCGATTTTAAATTACTAAAGAAAGGGGAATCAAAATGCCATGCAGCAAACCATCAATGGAACGATTTTTGGTAATGGCGGCAACGATCAGCGGCGTTATTACGGCCCTAATAGGCGTAAGCCTTTACTTCATGTATCTGGGCGTGATACCTTATCCAACGATGTAAATTATCATTGTCGTTGGGCCGATGAATTTTTCTTGTGGATTGAAGTTGCAGTTGCTATTATTCAATGGATCAAAGGGGGTTGCAAATGAAGTTGATAGGCTTTTTGTTCGTATTGTTTTGCGCGTTATTTGTTCCATTTGCTCTGCCGGTCTTGATCATGGTAGGGTTGGTTGGACTGGCGTACAAATTCTTTTGCTGGATGGTCAAGTGATCGCTTCAGAGCTATACGAAGAATGGCGAGTTGTAGCGAATGAAGGTTCGGGGGTTCGGTATGAAAGGAAACCAATAAAATGAGTCTCGCTTTATCCAGTACCGAAATCGAAATTCATTATGAATCAACTCCGGAAGGCGTTTGCCCCGGCAAGGATCGGGCAGCAGCAGAGTTGGCAGCGTATCTCGACAATCGCCCGGATCAACCCGCAACCTATAAGACAATGCTCGCAACATGGGCGATGAATGTTACATGCGAGCGCTGCAAAGCTTACTTGAAGGCCAACAAGGAACGACGTAAGACAATGGGCCATGTAAAGGCGGTGACGCAGCGATGAAAATTGGCGAAAAACTAAAAATGATTTACGGCAACGAAGTGGTTCCAGTTGCTAGTTTGGAATTGCTTGCAAAAAGTAGTTCTTCGATTGCACATGCTTTGAAAATTGTGTTTTGTGTTCCGCCCGGAAAAGAACAAAACATGGTTGCTCAAACATTCTTGAATGTATATGCCAGCGGCTTTATTGCCGGGTATGATTTTGAAAAGGGGCAGCGATGAATGAACGAACCCGGCTTACTGAACGCGGCAAAAACATTTTGGATGAAATTGTTCGCGAAGTTAGGAACGCTTGCCCGCGTGGAAATTGTAGGTGCCACGAAACTGGTTTGAATTCTTGGGTTGAAGTTTGCCCAATTTGCGGTTGTCAAAATCCAATTTACGATAGGAGTAATGATGCGAATTCCTGAAAATCAAGCAAAAAGCAATGTGCGAATTTAGCACAACTTGAATTCCAAAGAATGTCAATTTTGGCTTGCTATTTTCATTGCTATTATTCGCCGGGGTGATTCAGTTGATTCAGCGTTTATAATTGCAGATGAATCAACGTTGGAATTGATCAAGCGGCGTTGAACAAGGTTACGCGGGCTTAGGCTGAACCCTAAATTGAACACCGTTGTTCTCGCTACGGTTGGGGGAAGCAAAATAGAGACAAGCCCGCGTAGCAAGTTTTCCACATCGGGTTCGCTTTTTCCCTTGACAGGGGGCGAGCCTTTCTTTATGTTGTTCCAAGTTTCGCTATTTCAATTCATTCGATGGTGCCTTGAATGCCTTGGAGCAAATCAGTGAGGAATCCCCGTATCCTGTACGGCGATGAAGGCGAATGGATCGCAACCTGTTCAACGCCTGAAGTTGCCGAAAAAATCCTTCAGTTGTCCACATCTTCAACAGACTTTTTCACAAAAGGCGGCTCGCGTGGGTTCGATGCTCACGTTGATGCAATTGTGGATGTTGTGGACAATCATTTTGCGAAACAAGAGTTGATAGCTATGAATTGCGAATCGCCAATTGTTTCAGAAACATCTAATCCAAATTCAATCATCGGCGGTTGGACAAATCATCTATGAAGCGCATACGGTGCGAGTGTTGCAACGAATCAAAATATAATTTGAAGCAATGCCAACACTGTTTTCTATGGCTTTGCGTTTCGTGCTGGCTTGGCTTTTGTCAACAATCGCCCGATACGGATCATCGTGAAAAAGCTTGCTGAATGGCCGGAAGAGGAAGAAGACGATGAACAGCCCTATCCCTGTTGATACAATCGTTAAAATTGTCAAATGGCGCGGGTTTGCTTTGTTGTTTGTTTTCGGTTCCGTGTTTTGACTTTGGGCAACTTTCGGATTTCCAACGTTGCAATAGAAAGGGGGTGATAGCATGGATCAGGATACGGAAAAAGACGCAGGGGCCGAAGCCCAGCTCATCGACGATGAGAAGCTCATAGCTAGCCAGAAGCTTTTGGAAGCGCAGCAGATGTTTCTCGTCGCGGGCGCCGACGAAGCAGCAAAAGACGCAGCCGAAGGCGTTTAGCAGGGGCGGGGTTGAGCGGCAACGTTTAACCCCGTTACTGTTTTTGGAGTAATTGGTGAAAATCACAAGATTGGAATGGGAACGGATAGGTTGCCAATTTACACAACAGGAAGTTAAAGAAATCAACGATGCTGTTACACTGAAGCTTGTTTACATTGACGCCCCGGCGTCTTACATTATCAATGATTCGAAATTATCGCCTTGGGTGAAGTTCAAATTGTGGTTGGCGAAATTGGAGTTGGCATGACTTCGCAAGAATATCAAGAACTGCCGGAAGAAGTAAAAGACGAATTGTTTTTTCTCTTCATGCTTCTCTTCATGGATAGGTTTGAAATTTCCAACAAACAAGAATTTGCCGAACACGTAAAGCAATGCGAAGGATGTTTCAATTATTTAAATGAACAATTCGCAAGCTTTCTTGATGAATATGTTGTTCTTAAAGATGTAAATTTGCAACACATGATGAAAGCGAGCCTGAATTAAATGCCGGGTCCAACTCCAGAATCCTTAGCAAAGTCAGGAAGCGAAGGCGCTGAACAAACCGCATTATTTTGTTGGGCTGCTCTGCCTGAACAACAACAAAAATATCCCGAATTAAAATTCATGTTTCATGTTCCTAACGGCGGCGGGCGCAGTAAATCCGAAGCCGGAAAGTTCAAGGCGCAAGGCGTCAAACCCGGCGTTCCGGATATATTCTTGCCTATTTCTCGCGGCGGCTTTCACGGTTTGTGGATTGAAATGAAGTTTGGACTCAACAAAACGTCAAACGACCAAAACTTGTTCCTTAATTTTCTCACCATTCAAGGCTATGCCGTTAACGTTTGCTATTCATGGCAAGAAGCGGTGAAGACAATTGAAGCATACTTTGCTTTGATGCCAATTGGAAATTTTAACTAAGCGCTTTTTGGAGCTAAACAAATGGCATTTGAAATCGAATCGGGGATTCCACTAGAACAACAAGACGCCCTAGAATATCTCACGTCTTTCGCTTGTAGGCATAATGGTCACAGGCGCGGCGCAACGGTTGCTGTAACAAGAAAATTCCTTGCAGAGTGTGGAACCAAAATCATCGTTGATATTGGCGTTCGGGGCGAGATTGTGAAAATGGCCCCTGAATATCCTTGTGATGCTGGAAAGGATTGTCCGCGTTGCAAGGATCGTATGAGTAAAATCGCAATTTTAATTGAAAGTGGAAAATAACCGTAACAGGGGGTTGACAACCCGATTCCCACTGGCGTAACGTTTTCTTCAAGGGTAAACCCCTTTGGAGATTGAAAATCATGGCAAAGAAGACGAAAGCGCAACAGGCGGCATTGCTCAACAGCATTGTGAACGATACGAAAGGGCCGCAAGGCTACTCGCTCGTTCACTCAGATGATGTGAAGGCGTTGGTTGAAGCCGGTCACATCGAAGTCAATCACACCATTACCGATCCTTCGGGCAAGATCGCAGCGCGGGCAACCGCGAAGCTGTTGGAGTCCAACGGAGCGACGGCGGACGCAACAGGGGCCGATTCTGCCCCGACATCAACCTTTGTGCTGGAAAGCGGGATTCCGCTTCCCCCGGCGCAAAAGGGCGGGCGGCGCGATGAGCAGTATCCGTTCTCGAAGATGGAAGTTGGACAATCCTTCTTCGTTCCGGTTACGGCGAAGTATCCGAAGCCTTGGGAAACGTTCGGATCAACGGTTTCGAGCGCAACCCGGCGTTTCTCGAACGAACATCCGACCGATAAGCGCAAGAACCGCAAGGGCGTTGAAGTTCCGGTTCTCGTTGCAACCCGCAAGTTCACTTTGCGGCAAGTGACGGCGGGACAGAAGTACGCCAATGGGTTCGAAGAGAAGGCGGGCGGCGCTCGCGTCTATCGAATCGCCTAACAAGTTGCAGATAAGGCTCTCCTCCAAACTGCAATACTAGCCTCAATCCCGCAAGGGGTTGGGGCTAGTTCATTTTGGTTACTAAAGTTTCTGAAAATAAATTAAAAATAGCTTGCAATCTGCCAACAATCTGCCAGTCTTGAGCACTTCGGTATTGACCGGGGCGCTTTTTGTTGCTCCAATGCCAGTATGCCGGGTCCAAACGCAACCTTGTTGTTATCTCCCGTTGGGCTGGCAATGCTGAAGGGGTTTGAATCCCTTCGATTACAGGCTTACCAAGATGTACGCGGGATTCTTACGATTGGATACGGTCATACCGGCCCGGAAGTGACGGCGGGCCTTGTATGGACGCAGGAACAGGCATTACAGGCGCTTCAGGAAGACGTGTCATGGGCTGTCAACGCAGTTGGAAAATCTGTCACAGTTCCGTTGCTTCAGTACCAGTTTGATGCTTTGGTTAGCTTCACTTTCAACGTTGGGCCTTCGGCATTCAAGGGTTCAACTTTGTTAGTTCTGTTGAACGAAGCTAATTTTGTAGGTGCTGGGCAACAATTTGGGAAATGGGTTTATGCTGGAACAATGCTTTCGAGCGGATTGGTGAATAGACGAAAGGCTGAAGCGGCAATGTTTAATGGCCCTTTGATTGGAGCTTCGGCGTGATTGATTGGAACGCATGGGGACCGGCAATTATAAGTGTAATGACCGGGCTTGTAATACTCGGCGGTTATTTTGCCGTTACGCGGGATCACGGAAGACGTTTAAATGAACACGATGTAGTTCATCGGGAAATTGAAAAACACGATGCGGCGCAGGATGTTGCGTTAGCAACGTTACAAGCTTGGCAAGATGGTTATAGCGCAGCGCGAGAAAGATACGACAGACAAACAAAAACTCAAACTTGAAAAGAGGGAACATGAACACAACGATTTTCGGAATTAGCAAGACGACTTTGGAAGGATGGTTTTCCTTTCTGATCACAACACTAACCTTTATCACTGGCTACAATGGGTTCGTTGCTTTGATGAACCCGGCGCAAAGCAAGGTTTGGTTGATTGCGAGCGCTGTTGCTACGTTCGTTGTTGGTTTGCTGAACCTTTGGCTTCGTATGCTTCAAGGCGATGGAACAGCAAACTTGCAGGGAACGTCAAGCGCTCCAGCAACCAATTCAGCGGGCAAAGCGTTGGCGATTCTTTTGGCTCTCTCCATTTCGATGTGTTTCATTTCCGGTTGCACCAATTGGGAGAGAACGACTTTTCAAGCCTTGAGCGCTTCGAAAGCGGTCATTGATCAGGCGGGCGTTGATTACAACGCCGGGACGATTCCACAAACAGCGGCAAACCAAAGCATTATTACTCAAGCAAGAAACGCGCAAACAACGGCGGTTGATGCAATGGCTAGTTACGAAGAAATCAAAACATCCGTTACAGCTACAGCGGCGGGCCTTTCTTCGCAACAAGCTGTTGTGGAATCTTCGCTCGCTGCAATTGTTCCATTGGTTGCTCAAATCAAGGCGCTGTATGCAACCAAAACTTCAATGAACGTTAAACCGGAAAGGATGATTCCTTGGACACTTCAACCGTATCGAACATCGCAACTGAAATTCAGAATGACGCCAATCTTGTTCTGGAAACAATCGAGGGAGTTGACCCGGCTCTTGCGCTTCCAGTTGACGCCGCCGAAACCATCGTCAATGTTTTTGGCGGGCTGATTAACAAAGCGCTTGCCGGTTGGAGTGCCGCTTCGGGGATTCCAATTACCCAAGCATCGGTTTTGGCGCTCTTGCCGGATAACACTCCGTTGGTTGCTCCAACCAAGTAATTCAACGGTTTTAGCATTACAGCAAAGGCGGGCGGTCTGCAAAGATTGCCCGCTTTTTGTTTTTTTCAAGGTATTATTCCGGTATGGAAGAAAGAGAATACAAGTTAGCGTTCGCTAAGTTGCTTCAGCGGCTCTCTAAAGACTTGCGTTCACTTCCACAACCGCTCATTGCCAAGGAAATTGTTGGCAAGGAACAAACCGAACTGTATCCGCAATACGTTTTGCGGATCGCTGAAGAATGGATTCATGATGAAGTTGTTCTTGCTGAAGTTGACCGGCTGGACAGATTACCGATTGAACGCGAAGTTGTGATTCAAAACTTGTATCAAATTGCAACCGGCTTAACCGTTCCTTATGTTGATCGTGTTCGCGCATTTTCTGAAATCGGCAAGATCATGGGTTGGGGTCTTGTCAAGAAAGATGATGGAACCGAATTTACTGATCGCATGAAAGAACTTTCTGAAATGGTTCTTGGTTCGCCAAATGGCACAGTATAGCGAGAAATCAATCAAGTTTATTAGAAGGCGTCCACAAGAAGACGCTTTTATCAATATTTTGGAAGGTGCGGTTCGTTCTAGTAAGAACTGGACGATGATACCGAAGATTGCCTTCGCATTGGATACCTACAAAGTTGAAGGCGAACGGGTGATGTTTGGAGTTTCGAAAGATACTCTTTATCACAACGTTTTGAATGATCTTTTCAACTTCTATGGAACCAAGAATTATTCTTACAATCGAATGACCGGGGAACTTTGGTTAGGCAACACTAAATGGCGGGTTGTTGGGGCCAAAGATGAAGGATCGGAAAAATATATTCGCGGTTCAACGGTTGGCGTTGCTTACGGCGATGAACTTATCAAAATTCCAAAATCGTTTTTTGAAATGATGCTTTCCAGAATGTCCCCGGAAGGCGCTCGCCTGTACGGAACAACTAATCCAGATAATCCTTTCCACTATATCAATAAAGACTACATTACAAATGTTGAAAAGAAAGCGAGCGGGTTAGTATGGTCTGAAAAGTTCATGCTTCGTGATAACTTGTCTTTATCCGAAGCCAAGATTCTTCAATTTGAAACAATGTTCAAGGGTGTATTTAAGAAAAGAAACATTGATGGCATTTGGTGCGTTGCTGAAGGTGCGATTTATAAAGACTCTTATAGTGATGAACTTCTTTATGACGATACAACCCGGCCTTTGGGGTTGGGTAATTCAGGCGGCTTCGTTGAAAAGTTCATTGCTATTGATTATGGTACTGGAAACCCAACTGTATTTTTGTTGATCATTGACGATGGAACAACTTATTGGGTTGATCAAGAATACTATTGGGATTCAAGGGAAACGACAGTTCAAAAAACCGATGGGCAATACATTGAAGATTTAATTCAATTTCGCGATAGCTTTGGCCCCCAAGCGCAAGCGATTGTTGATCCTTCAGCAGCAAGCTTGAAAGCTGAAATGAATTTGAAAGGTGTTTGGCATTGTGACGCCGATAACGATGTTGAAAACGGAATCAGAAATACTTCTAGCATGTTGGCACAAAAAAAGATTAGGATACATGAGCGTTGTGTTAAACTCCGGGCTGAATTGGAGTCTTATGCGTGGAATCCTAAGAAGCAATTGGTTGGGGAAGATGAACCGTTGAAGATCAATGATCATGCCCCGGATGCGTTACGGTATTTTGTTCAAACCAAAGTACCGGCGTGGCGGGTCACTCTTGCTTTAGCGGCGTAACGAAAGGAAACGATGATCAACCATAACTTCATGGATCGTTACAAGACGTTTGCTAGTGCTGTTTTTAATGTAGGCAAAGATTCAATTGCTGAGGATGCATTTAGCAATCCAATTGCTAGGATGGGTTACGGAACGCCTTCAGTTGCCGAAGGTGTTGATTACATTCTTAATCGTTGGACTAATGATTATTGGTTAATGATTACTTTATTTCGCAATCATTGGATACCGCGAAAAGTTGTTGAAATTCCCGCTAAAGATATGGTTAAAGCTTGGCCCCGGCTAAACTGTAAGTTGACGCCTGATCAAATTGCGGATTTTGATCGGACCATCAAACGAACTTTGACACCGAAAAAGATCAAGCGCTCGATTACATGGGCGCGGTTGTTTGGCGGTGCGGGCGCTTTAATGGTGATCAAGGGTCATGAAAATATTCTTGACAAACCTTTGAAGCTGGACGATATAAATCCAGATTCTTACAAGGGTTTAATTGTGTTTGATCGTTGGAGCGGCATAACTCCAATTGGAAATGAACAACAAGATGTTGAATCGCCTTTGACTTTTGGATTGCCTGAATTCTACGGCGTTCATGGTCAGAATGGAAACGAAAAACTTTTTGATATTCATGCTTCGCGCATTCTTCGTTTTACCGGGCCGGATGTTCCAACGCCTGAACATGAAGCCAATCAATATTGGGGGATCAGTGTTCTTGAATTGGTAATGGAAGAAATGCGGAAACGCGATAATGCATCATGGTCAATTCTTCAATTACTGTTTAGAGCGCAGGTTATGACGCAGGTTAACCCGGAATTGGCGCAAATGTTGAGCGGAGCAACATCCGGGGGAGCGGCTTTAACGAAGTTCGCGCAAACATATCAAGCGCAAAACGAATTGCTTTCCAATCAATCGATGTTGATTCTTGGCAAAGAAGGTAAACTTGAATCACATCAATACACATTTGGTGGAATTGCAGATGTACTAGATCGTTTTGAAATTGCGGTTGCTGCTTCTTCAACTCCATCTATTCCATATTCAAAGTTATTCGGAAAGAATTCAAGCGGTTTGGACAATAGCAACGATGCCGATGAACGCAACTATGAAGAAGCGATTGCACAAGCACAAAGCGATGATTTGGAACCACAGTTAATGCAACAACTGTATCCAGTCATTTGTATGAGCGAATTCGGGGACGTTCCGGACGATTTAGATATTACTTGGCCTTCAATTCGTGTGTTAACCGAAGAAGACAAAGTTAAACTTTCCAAAGATGGGACAGAAGCTATTCTTGCTCCGTTCAATGCCGGTGTTACTTCGCAACAATTGACATTGAAAGAATTGAAGCAGCTTGGCGACAAAACAGAAATCATGACAAACGTAACGGATAAAATGATTGATGAAGCGGACGATAAACCGCAAGCACCAATTGAAGTTGAGCAAGGCGAAGCAAGGGCTGGAACAGCGGAGTTTGAAGAAAAATGAATTCTCCGTTCCATCGGCCAACTCGATTTGAATTGATCTATCAGCGAGAAATTCGCCGGTTGATAGATCAATATTTTATGTTTCCAACAAGTTCAACGTTAGGCGAGCTAAACGCTCGATTGGTGGAATTCGCACAAGCGCGAAATTTTATTCAAGGCTCTGCCCATCGTCTAGCAACGAATATGATTACAATGGTTGCGAATGGGAACAGCCGAAGTTGGCAAGCGGCAGCAACGAAAGCGAGCAAGGGACGGCTTATTTATTCGATGTTGCAGAACGAATTGAAAGGACCGCTTGGCATTCGTTTGCATTCTTTAATTCAGGAAAATATTCAATATATTACAACTTTGCCGGAAGACATTGCGGAACGTTCGGTTCACTTCATACAGCGCGAACAATTGAAGGGAAGGCGCTCTGAAGATATTGTTAAAGACATTCGCCCATTCATGCAACATTTGAAAGAATATCAAGTTCAACGACTTGCAAGAACTGAAGTTGCTAAAGCCGATACCGCAATAACTCGCGTTCGTGCTGAATCAATTGGTTTGAATTGGTACGAATGGCAAACAAGCGAAGACGCTAGGGTTAGAAAATCACATGCAAAGATGAATCATGTTCTAGTTAACTTCGATGATCCCCCGGCCCCCGAACAATTGATTGGACAAAAAAGCGAAGGCCATTACAACGCCGGAAACATTTACAATTGTCGTTGCCCCGCTTTGCCTGTACTTTCATTGAATCTTCTACAATGGCCGCATAAAGTTTATTCACAAGGGCGAATTTCCGTAATGAGCAAAAAACAATTCTTGCTTGTTTCCGGTTTGCCGCTTCAGCTTGTGGCATGATTTTGTAGGTACGGGGGAATTGAAATGAAGAAGCGTTATTGGTTGGCAATTGCGTTTGCTGTTGCTTTAGCAATTGGAGTTGGAGCGCAAAACGGTTTTCTTTCGGGCGCTTACTTCGTCAATCCAACTGTTCTTGGAACCATCCCCGAATGTTCGCAATTCAGCGGCGGACTTTGTGTGTATTCACCTTCCGGGTTGGTTGACAACGGAACAATTCTTACCTACAAAGGTATTCAGATTGCGAGCGCAAGCGGCGCTGTTACTCAAATTACAGCCGGAACGAATGTTTCAATTTCCCCTTCGGGCGGAACTGGAAATGTTACGGTGAACGCCGCAACGCAAGTGTTCAAAGGAAGTTTAACATTTACAGTGGCAACAACCGATGTTGCTACAGTGACTGGGGCAACATCTTCTTCTCATTGCACATTTTCACCAACAAACCTTACGGCGGCGGCTGATATATTGGCGGATTTCATTTCAACCAAAGCAACAAACGCTATAACTATAACTCATTCCGCAACAACTGCGAGCGGCGGAACTTTGGACATTCTTTGCACCGTTAACTAAGGGCGGCAATGTTAGCTTATTACGGCGTTAAACTTTCCGATAATTGGATTGAAACACCCGAAGGCTATGTAGTCTTCAAGAACGCCGTTATTGCTCGCACTGGATTTCAAAAATATAAGTTGAAAGAGATTGATGAAGGGGAACGCCAATCGCAAAAAATTCTTGGTGATCCTGAAGAAGAAGTTGAATTGCTTAGGACGCCAGAAGAAGTTTTCAATCCCCGCACCATTGCAAGCTTCGAAACCAAATCGGTAACGGATGGGCATCCGGATCAACTTCTTAATGTTGATACCGTTCGGGAACACGAAAAAGGGCAAATCGCCAATGTTCGCCGGGGTGCTGAAGCGCTAGAATCGGGTGATTTTCCCTTGCTTGCTGATTTGATCGTGAAGGATAGATTTCTCATCGAAAAAATAAAAGCTGGACTTCGGGAGTTATCTTGTGGATACAATTATCATGTTTTAAGGCAAGGCGATTCGCTCTTGCAAGTTGACATAGTTGGTAATCATGTTGCCATTGTCAACGCTGGCAGAGCGGGGCCGGAAGCTTCAATTCAAGATTCGTTGGAACCTACTTCAACAGGAAACGGAGTGTTCGATATGTCAAAGTTCATTGATGGCCTTTTGGGTAGGACAACGAGAAAAACTCAAATTCAGAGTTGGGCGGCAACGGCGAAGCCTGAAGACGTTGCGATGGCGATGGATGCAATGGCCGAAGAATTGGAAAAGAAGAAGGAAGGGGCCGATGCCCGCGATGAATCCATGCACAAAGCCGGATGCAATAACAACGATTGCAAAGGCTGCAAGGATGAAAAACCCGCCAACGATGCCAAGGCGGTTGATCGCAAGCGTTTTCATGATGCGTTGGATCGCATGTTGGATGGCAAGGAAGAAGAAATGAACGCTCAAGACGCTGATATGGAATCTTTGAAAGCAATGTTCACCGGTGGCGAAGGTGGCAAAGGCGAAGATGAAACCGTTGCGGGCGAGCAAACG